GTAGATACCATCAACTCCCGTCTATTGGCTACAGGTTCCCTATCTGCATCACAAGCAGTTACATCGGGTAACACCTTCACACTGTCGTCTGTATCCATCGGTATCCCTGATCCAGCCTAAAGAGGTTCGCTAAATGGTAACTCTCGTCAACAGAGCCAAAGTATCAACCGCCACGACTGGCACAGGTACAATCACCCTTGGCGCGGCTGAGGCAGGTTATCAGACCTTTGCAGATGCTGGTGTGGTTGACACTGATGTGGTTCGCTACGTCATTGAGGATGGCACTGACTGGGAGATTGGTACAGGCACCTACACGGCCTCTGGCACCACGCTAACGCGGACTGTCGGTGAGAGTTCAAATGCGGATGCTGCGCTAAACCTGACTGGCTCTGCGGTGGTTTATGTGTCGGCTACGGCTGAGGATATTCCGCCTGCCCTTGAGTTGTATGCTGAGAACCCAAGCAGCCCTACTGCGCCTAGTGCTACTGGTGCTAATGCTGTGGCTATTGGGCGAGACGCTACCGCTACAAACTCGGATGCTTTTTCGTTTGGATACAACGCAAGGGCGCAAGGTCAATTCTCAACAGCTATTGGGGCTTCTGCCCTTGCGGGCAACTCCCAAGGGGCGACAGCGATTGGGTTTACGGCAGTCTCACAAGGGACATCTGCGGTTGCAATAGGAGACTCCTACGCATCAGGCACAGACTCCTTTGCGGCAGCTATAGCTAACAACACAGCAAGTTATGGCGCTACTGGGGCTAACTCTGTGGCTATTGGGGGCTTATCAAGAGCGTCATCAACTAGGGCTGTTAGTATCGGCTACAATGCGACAGCCTCTAGCACTTCCGCCATCGCCCTTGGTGGCTTTGCGGCAACTGCTTCCGAGCCTTATTCTTTTGCATCTGGGTATAACGCCCTTGCAAATAAACAAGGAAAGTTTTCCTACTCTGGGCAAGCGGGAAATTGGGGCCTTGGATTTTCGCAGATGGGGATCATGGTCCTCTACGGGGACACTACAGACGCCACACCAGAACCCATAACTGCTAGCAATAGCACCCCCAATGCCCTTAACCAAATCATCCTCCCCAACAACTCTGCCTACGCCTTTTCAGGCACGATCGTAGCCCGACAGCAAGCCTCTACAGGCACTGCATGTGCAGCATGGAAGGTTGAGGGCTTGATCCGCAGGGAAGGGTCTGCTGGCACCACAGTGCTTGTGAACTCTGCTACAACTGTCTTGGACAACACACCCGCTTGGGGCATGGTTCTCAGCGCAAACACGACCAACGGTGGCTTGAAAATCGAAGTCACAGGTGCCGCAGCTACCAACATCCGCTGGGTTGCAACAATCAACACGTCCGAAGTGACGTACTAAAGGAGGCCACAATGGCTATTCAACTCGACCTGACGAACAGCCAATATGGCACACCGTTTGCTGGTGCTTACTTTCGCATCGCTACCGCAGCTATCTCTCGTATGCGTGAGGGTGGCCCCAAGTTCACAGTGATGATTGATGTCGCTGGCTATGCCACTGCCACGCCTGATGATGACACCCGCGAAGTGGACTTCCGCCGTTACCATGCTGACTTGGCTGACGTTGAGGCATCTGCTGGTGATAACTTCCTCGACAAGTGCTATGCTTGGGTCATGACTCAGGAAGATATGAACGGCTCGGAGGCTGTATAAATGAGCATTGTCATCGACTACACAAAGGGTTTCTTTGAAGCTGCACCATCTGGTGAAACAGTCGGTGATATCACTACGGGTACTCTGGACCTCACCACTGGCAATGTGTTTTCAGACGCACCTGCTACCAGCCCTACATACGTCTTCAGCAACCCGCCTGCTACTGGGACTGCCTACGGCTTCACGCTCAAGGTAACGCCCTCAGCAACGGTTACTGTGACTTGGCCAGCTTCGGTTGATTGGGCTGGTGGAACGGCTCCTACGGCCCCTGCCAGTGGCGAGACAGACGTGTATGCGTTCTACACCCAAGACGGTGGGACGACTTACTACGGCTTCCAAGCTGGGGATGCAATGGCATGAGTATCGCAAGACTTATGCAGATGGCACGGGCTGGAGTTCCTAGTGGTGGGGGTGACGTGTGGACCGATCCTGACCTAGCTAATGCTTCGTATGATGGGGTTAGTTTTAGTGTTACTACGCAGGAGTTTAGCCCAACAGGCCTGTTCTTTAAGCCTGACGGAACCAAAATGTACATTATTGGAAACTCTGGGGATGAAGTCGATGAGTATAACCTAAGCACAGCTTGGGATTTATCTACAGCTTCTCTTCTTCAATCCTTTACTGTGGGTACTCAAGAAAGTCTTCCATCTGGCATGTTCTTTAAGCCTGACGGAACCAAAATGTACATTATTGGCACCTCTGGCGATGACATTAACGAGTACAGTCTAAGCACAGCTTGGGATGTTTCAACTGCAACTTACTTGCAAAACTTCGGTGTGGTGGGGCAAGATACAAACCCCCAAGGACTTTTCTTTAAGCCTGACGGAACCAAGTTGTACGTTGTTGGGAGTACGGGAGATTCCGTATACGAGTATAATTTAAGCACAGCTTGGGATATTTCGACCACCTCTTATCTCCAACTCTTTAGTGTCGTTACCCAAGAAACGCAGCCACAGGGTCTAGTCTTTAATCCAGAAGGGACTAAGATGTATATCATTGGTCAGTCTGGGGATGACGTAAACGAATATGATTTAAGCACAGCTTGGGATGTTACTACAGCTTCTTTCCTTCGGCTCTTTGGTATTGGTGTTCAAGAAACTACACCTACTGATTTATTCTTCAAGTCGGATGGAACTAAGATGTATATCATAGGTACTACAAACGACACCATCTACCAATACTCCACAGCATAAGGACATCCCATGCTACTCGTGAAAACCGCAAACGGACAGGTAGAGCAATTCCCTTACACGCTCGGAGACCTTCGCCGTGATAATCCACTGACCAGTTTCCCGAAGAAGATCGGTGACGCTATCCTTGCCAGCTACGGTATCTTCCATGTGATGCCTGACGCACAGCCTGAGTATGATAACCTTGTACAAACCCTTGTGCGTGACTTTGAGCCTAACAATAACGATACAGCGGTCAATGAGGAGACGGGTGAAACCTACAAGACTGGTCGCTGGGTCATTGGCTACACAATCGAAAACAAGCCTCTGGATCAAGCTGAGACAGCAGTACGCAACAAGCGTGACCGTCTACTTGCAGAGACTGACTGGATGGCTCTGAGTGATGTTACAATGGGTGCAGAGACAACTGCCTATCGTCAAGCACTTCGTGATATAACAAAGCAAGCTGGCTTCCCCTATACTGTCAAGTGGCCCACTAAACCTTAGAGGTAACACATGCTAGGATTTTCCCCATTAGCCTCTGCGCCTCTCGGAGATGATGGGGTTGTATCTGCTGAGATTATATACCTCCTTACTGGCGTAGGCATTACTACGGGCGTTCCAACTGTAGATAACTCTAGTGTATCTCAAGGTCATGTCTTAAGTACTGTAGGCATTACTACGGGCGTTCCAACTGTAGATAACTCTAGTGTATCTCAAGGTCATGTCTTAAGTACTGTAGGCATTACTACGGGCGTTCCTAGTATTGGTGCATCTACCCTAGCCGAAACTACAGCCATTGCCTTAACGCCTATTACTACCGGTATTCCATCTGTAGACTCGGCAGGATTTACGCAAGTACATTCCGTAATACTCGTTAACATCACTACAAATACACCTTCCATTGGTGCTGCAAGCCTCTCCGAGGGTGGTGGATTAGGTGCTGTAGGTATTACTACTGGCTCTCCCGTTATCGGTACACCTACCTTAGTACAAGACCAAGTTATTCTAGCCAATAGTTTGACGACAGGGTCATCTATTGTTCTGCCATCAACATTGGTTCAAGCGCATTCCCTATCTGCTGCTAATATCAATGCAGAGCCTCCGGTCGTTGGTACACCTACCGCATCTGTAACCTCTGGTGCTATTGCACTCCCCATCACTACAGGACAGCCTACCGTTGGCTCCTCAAGTATAGCCCAGACGCACGACATAGATGCTGTTGGTGTAGTATCCCAAGAACCCACCGTAAGCCCCTCCGTTATTATTCAATCACACCAACTAACCTTGGTTACTGTAGTAACGGGTACTCCAGAAGTAGGTATAGGGTACCTCAATGCTGCACAGGGTAGAGCTGTACACGTATCTGATAGATCATACAATACGGTAGACCTATCCAAGAGTATTAACTTTTGTGTAGTATCAGCAAATACCCCAAATAAAGTAATAGTAGAGAACGCTAATGAGGCTGCATAGATGACATTCTATATAAAACAGAACGACACAAGCCCTTCTATGTTAGCTACCCTACAAGACGCTAATGGTGTAGCTGTTGACCTTGCAAGTGCCACTGTTAATTTCTACATGGGAAATATCAATGGTAATGTTGTAACCTCTACTGCTACTATCGTAAATGCTGAAGCTGGTCTAGTTAGATATGATTGGGTAGCTCTAGACACGGCTGACTCAGGTATGTATCAAGCCGAATTTGAGGTTATCTTCATTGGTGGCACCAAAGAGACCTTCCCTAATAATGATTACATCTCTGTAGTTATTAAGCCTGACCTTCAAGATTAAAAGGAAACCCAACAATGGTTGATAAGACCCTCTCAGAAGGTAAAGCTAAGACCATCCTTGGTGTATCCGGTTCTAATACCCACAATGGCCAAATCCGTGCAGATGAGTTCCTTCCTGAACTTCGGGGCCGTAAGGCTATCCGCAAGTATATGGAGATGCGTGATAACGATGCTACTATTGGTGCTGTTCTTTATGCTGTAGAGCAAATCCTGCGGGATGTAGACCTTAAGGTTACGCCTGCTGATGATAGTGATGCTGCCATTAAAGAAGCTGACTTCATTGAATCTGTACTCGAAGATATGGAACACACTCTTGATGACCACATCTCTGAGGCTCTTTCTTTCCTTAGCTTTGGGTTCTCCTTCTTTGAGGTAGTTTACAAGCGTAGATCACTAACCTCTACATTGAACCCTAAGAAAAAGACTAAGTACCCTGATGGTCGTATTGGTGTCCGTAAGTTAGCCTCTCGTGCGCCTTGGACAGTCTCCCGGTTCGATGTGGACCCTGTAACTGGTAGTGTCTTAGGTCTGTACCAGAACACCACTCTAGCAGGCTCTGACAACACAGGTTACATTCCTACAAGTAAGGCTTTGTACTACAGAACTACAGTAATCAATAATGACCCTTCTGGACGTTCTATCCTTCGTAATGCCTACACTAGCTACGAGTATCTTAACTCACTACAGGCTATTGAAGCTATTGCTGTAGAACGTGAGCTTGCTGGTATCCCTGTAGCACGAGTACCCTCGGAATACCTCTCTGCTGATGCTAGTGCAGATCAAAAGCAGTTCTTGGGTAGTGTCCAGCAAATCCTTCGGGATGTTAAGTTCAACGAGCAAGGTTACATTGTACTCCCTAGCGATAACTACCCAGATAAAGACGGTGCGCCTAGTGGTGTACGCCTTGTAGATGTAGAGCTTATGAGTTCCTCTGGTAGCCGTAACATTGACATTGACCCTATTGTACGGAGATACCAACATGACATTGCAAGAAGTGTTCTATCTGAGTTTCTTATGTTGGGGAGTAGCTCTACAGGTTCCTACGCCCTTTCAAAGAGTAAAACAGATTTGTTCCTACGTGCTTTGGAAGCCTACATTCAAACTATCGTAGACGTTCTTAATAAGCAGCTTGTAGAACCCCTTTGGGCGC